CAACGCAGCTTACTGATAGTAATAATTTAGACATAGGTCCTTTTGAAAGAGATCTGTTTGCAGCTACTATAGCTGATAAACTAAAGCCATTTGCTCAAAATGGAACCGGCGCAACACTTCAGTCATCAATGAACTCGTTAGGCGGTGCTGCATCTCGAGGTCTCGATAGTGTAATGAACTTTGTGAGTAGCGGTGGTAAAGGAGGAGGTGATGCAGTTAGAAGCGCCGTAAATGGTATGCTAAATTTAGATTCTACAAACGTAATGTCTGGTGCTCAATATCTTTTAAGATCAAAACTTGGGCAAGTCTTTGGTGGTGAGGTAGGTAGAACGTTAGACAATGTTACAGGCCAAACTATTAACCCAAGAACCACGCTTGCATTTAATGGCGCGCAACTTAAAAACCATTCTTTTACTTGGGAACTATATCCTTCAAACAGACAAGACACTAAGAATATTAAAGCGATCGTAGACACCATAAAGAAAAACGCATTACCAGGTGTAAGAGACTTACCTGGAATTAAAAGAGCTTTCCTGCAATATCCAGCAATAGTTAACATTTTACTATTTGGTGTTAACAGTGATTACTGGGTTCAATTTAAACCTGCTATGATTACAGATTTTACTATAGATTATGGCGGAGGTGGATTAGTGAGTATTATGAGAGGCGGAGTTCCAGCTGCTGTTAGTATCGGCATAAATTTAACAGAATTAGAAATTCATACAGCTGAAGAATATGGAGCAGGTGATTTAGATGCGGTACCAGCACAAATTAATGAGTTAGCAAGAGATCCAAATGGACCTGGAAGAGGCAGATAAATGGCAAAATATTTTCAAAGCTTTCCAAAAGTAGATTACGATGGTGTAGAAATTCGTGATATTACAAGGCGCAATCAATTTATTAAAAATGTTTCTACAAATCCTCTTGTTTATCTTCCTTACACCGTAAAAGAAGGTGAAAGAGCAGAAGATATTGCTGATTGGTATTATGGTTCTACAGATTATACATGGCTTGTATACTTAGCCAATAACATTATAGATCCTTATAATCAATGGCCAATGTCTATAGAAGAATTTAATAATTACATGATTGAAAAATACAGAGAACAAAGCGGCAAAACTGGCAATGATGTTTTAGTATGGGCTCAAGAAGACCGTGAAGATAACGTAGTATATTATTACAGAGAGGTTTAATAAATGGCTGATATAATCCAGTTAGCACCAGAGTCTTTTAGAACTATCTACCTACGGCGCGAGGATAGAGTTATTTTGCTAACTGAGGCTGGCAGAAAAATTATTATTAAACGTATTATTCCTGAGGAATGGAAACCGTGGAGAGTGTTTGATGAAGAAGAAGCAAATAATGATAATAGAAAAGAAATCTTTTTAATTGATCGTAAGTATTTGCCTCAAGTAGTAAAAGAGTTTTCAGAAAAAATTAAAAATAACACATGACACAAGATACTTCAACAAATCCAAGTTATTCTATAACTAAAGCCCAGCTTAGATTGTATGGTGCTAAAAGCGCATCTGTGTTAGGCGGAGGCACTGCTCAAGATTTTGTAGATATATCTGAGATGATTATTAAATGTGTTATTACTCAATCTATAGAAAGTCCAAGCATAAGTATTATATTTACTGTAACTGATGCTATTGGATTACTTGAAAACGCTCCGTTACGTGGCGAAGAAACAATAGACTTTAGTATAAAAACACATGACACTGCCACAGAAGTAGATTTAAAATTAGTCGTCTATAAGATTGATGGCTTTACTGTAAATGATGGACAAGATAAAGCCAGTTATGAATTGCATTGTGTTACAAGCACAACCTTTGCAGCAAGCCAAAAAGAAATTGTCGCTGCTTTCAAAGGCACGAGTAATCAAATAGCAAGCGATATTTACTCAAACTATAACGCCGGTGTATCACCATCTTCACCAAACTATCTCGACGAAAATAATAAAGTGTTTCCGTTTGCTTCGGCAAAATTTAATAATCAAGAAGATAATAGATTTTTCTATGTTCAACCGGGTACTCATATTCATAAATTAACTATACCGCGTTATAGACCAGCAAAAGCTCTCAAATTTTTAGCATCAAAAACGTACTCTTCCGAAGCTAAAGGTACATCCTTTAGATTTTTTGAAAATCTATTAGGGCATTACTTTGTTACAGATGAATTTCTTTTAGCAAGAGGTGAAACTAGAAATTCAGAAGAGTCGTCTGCAATTAGTTTGTTTTATTCGCCTATAGCAAGTTCAGATCCAAAGTACGTTGAAGATCAACTTAGTAGAATTGATAATCTTGTACAATCCTCAAAAGCTGATACGCCAAGCGCAATGTATGGTGGCGGTTACAAAAGCGAAGTTTTAGAAATAGATTTAATTAATAGAAAAACAAATTTAAAAAGGTTTGATATTAATAAAGACGGCATAAACTTTATTGACTCTAGTGGAACAACGCGCAAATTAAGTAACGATCCTCACACCGAAGATTTTGCTAATGATGTATTTAATTATGATATTTCTAAAAGATTTCACGTTATAAAAACGTATCAAGAACCAGGTGATTTAATGTTTGCAGGAGGTCTTCAAAACGATCTTTACAGAACTGAAATTATACAAAGACGTGCTGCATATAATTATCACTTGCATTCTCATCCAGTAGTAATAAATTTAAAAGGTAGATTAGATATTACTGCAGGAAGAATAATAGATTTAGATGTTCAAGGCTTTATGTCAGACAACCGCGCAGACCGAGATAATAACCAGCTTTCTGGAAGATATTTAGTTCATTCTATAAGTCACGAATGTAAAGATGATATTGTAACCACATCTGCTAGATTATCTAAATTTGATTGGAGTAAATAATGGAAACAGGAATAGGATTAAAAAATCCACTATTTTTTATAGGTGTTATTGAAGATAACGACGACCCGAGAAAAGAAGGTAGGGTAAGAGTACGCGTGTTTGGTGCACATGGAACACTTAAAGATATTGCGACAGAAGATCTTCCTTGGGCTACAATGATTAAAGGGGACTATGATCCAAACGGATTTGTTCCACTTAATAGCTTTGTGTTTGGCTTTTTTGTTGATGGCAGAGAAGCTCAGTATCCAATGATATTAGGACTAATTCCATCTGCAATGGCAGAACCTATAACATATGCACAAATTGCAAAGCAAGGATGGGGAGTTATTCCAGAAGGTGAAGGATCAGATAGACGAGCCGCTGGGAGTACGCCAACAGATGTTAATCAGCCTCAAATGAGTAGAGAAGCGCGCGGCGAATATGTAGAAGAAACTTATGTAGTACCTCAAGCTATTAACGCAGTTGAAGAAATTAAAATAGCTGGTTCTGAAGAAACTTGGGCAGAACCAGCACCAGCCTATAATGCAAAGTATGGTTATAACCGAGTGATTAAAACTACTCAACATACAATCGAATTAGATGATACACCTGGCGCTGAAAGAATTAACATTACACACGGAACCTCTGGCGCTTATGTTCAAATAGACTCAAGAGGAACGGTTGCTCATAAAACAACAGGCACTAAATATGATGTGAATGATCAGAACCAGCATGTATACATTGGTGGTAAAAATATCGTAACTATAATGGGTGACAGTTATGTGTACGTAGATGGCAATAAGATTGAAGAAATAAAAGGTGATTATCAACAAATTATTCACGGAAATGCACGAGTAGGAGTTGGTGGTCAATACACTTTAAATGTAAGTGATCAAATACAAGCTAGAGCGGCTGATGTTAAGATAGAAGCAGACACTGGTACTTTATCAATTTACGCAGAAAAAGAAATGCAAATTGAAGCTGGAATTGGCATGTATCGTAAAGCTCCTTTTTTATGGGATCAAGCCACATCTAATATGAATATACGTGCTAACAATTTAAATATGTCAGCTGTTACTGATTTAAATATAAGAGCAAACAACGGCAATTTAAATCTTTTCGGCGGGGCAGACGTAAGCATGTTATCAGATGCAAATCTTCAAGTTGAGTCAAATGGTAACATAAGTGTTACCGCATCTAGCACCGTGTATATTAATGATTACGTGAGTATGGCTGAAGGTGGAAACGATAGTGCTACAGAAGCTGTATATTCAGAAGAATCAATATCTGCTGCCAGAGTTGAAGCACCAGAACCACCAGCAAAAAGCACAGCAACTACATCAGAAAAAGCCAATAGGGAATCACTTTCTACTACTGGTATCACTAGTCAAGATGAAGGGACCTTAGTCTAATGGCACGATCTTGCGAACCAATAGATTTTAATTCTAATACAAAATCGTCTAATCAGCTTACTATTGATGATGCTATTCCTAATAGTAATTACACTAATGATAGAGGCATGCTTACTTTACAACAAATAGATGTTATTGAGCTTAATTTTAGAAATAACATTGTTGCTGATACAAAAGGTAATAACTTATCAAAAGCCGTCGAAAATTTTCCTAGTTTTTATGAAGACTTAAACTCAGTTAACGCAAATGTATTTAATGCAACAGCAAGAGAAATAGCAGTCGACTTAGATGCAACAATATTAGTTAACCGAATAGATAGCGGAAGAAAAATTACTCCTTTTGAATTTGCTGAGTTTATTACTGATAATTATTTTACTCCTACCGCTGTTGCAACTGGATTAGCAGGTGGACGAGGTCAGAGTAAAAATTGGCTTAATTCTATTAACTGCTGGTTTTCTGGCCCTGCAGGTTTTTATAATAAAGTACTTGGAGGCGCATGCGATACAATTGGTAAAATATATGCTGGCGTTGCTTTGTTTGATGCTTTACAAGACGGAGTTAAAGACGCATTAGAA